CAGCAAGCGTTACAGTCTGCGTGCCAATAGCATTATTTACGGCAATTACAGTAAATTCTACAGGAAGTCCATTAGATGTTGAATTCAACTGAGACATTCCAAAAACCGTTGGAATCTGGAATCTCACGACATCGCCAATCTGGTAGTTCTGACGTACCAAAGTTGTGACGACCATAGGATTTGCGAGAGTAATAGCAGCAATAGCCCTCCATTCAGGATAGTATAGAGCAGGCTGCGGCATATTTGCGTTGCCAACTTTATAGACTATACCAACGGATGTTAAGGAATTGGTCGAATTAAGTAAGGTTGTAAACTGTGTAGTTGAACCAACAGCCGTCACAGTCATCACTAAGCCACCTAATTCTGGTGCTGTAGTCATATTGCCAATTCTAACGTTATCTCCTACTCTAAATCCATGAGCAGTATTTGTAACAAATACAGTGGTTGTGCCTGGAGTAAAGCTGTTAATGACGATATTAGGCCCTTTTACCTGATTTGCAGCATTAAACAGATAGAATCCATTTATTGCGCAAATGCCATTGCTAATAGGAGCTAAAATACCAGATACAGTACCTTGTTGTTTAATCAAGGCTGTACCGTAGCTATACGTAGGACTCCATTGTGCTTCAACGATTCTGTCAGATGTTAAAGAACCAGACACACCAAGAGCGGTAATGCCTGATCGTGTTAAATTTCTTAACACAAATCGATTGATAAATGGACTCAATGGAATGAATTTAGGAGTGGAAGCTACGTTTACAAAGGAACCTGTAGTAATTACACTAGTCATATATTACCTCCTTAAATTGCTACTGCAAGAGTGCAGCGTAGGTTTACAATCCAAGAAGTGTTCGTAATATTGAACACCTGTGCCATCTTCCAACCTGCAGTCTGGTATAATCTCAATCTAGGCGATGCAATTTCTGGCGGTGCATAGATAAATTGAGCACTATAACCATCTAAATCTACCATGTCATAACTCTCCTGGCCTGGGATGAATATATTATATACATCTTGCAGGTTAGCAGAGGCATTAGGCGTGATAGACCCTACTGAAGATAATAAGAAACGAATGTTTCTAATTGTTCCCCATTCGGCCATTAACAAATTAGCAGTATTTGCATACTGGGCAACGTTCTGGAATCCAACCATTTGGTCTAAGTCAGCCGACAAATTCGTATGGGTTAACCCAAAAAAACATGTGCGGACTGGTGCTGTACCAAATTTGTCTTCACCTTCAATCAAGTCCATGATGAATTGAGCATTGGCGGTGCGGAGTAAGCGCACGGCTTTAGAGCAATCCAAGGGACTTATATTTGTAGGGTTATCCTTTCTGTTACTTTTATGACCAGTTGTCTGGAAATTCCGGATAACTGGCGGGGAAACTCTTCGGTATTCCCTCAAGCAATTACTTGCTTGCTCAGACTTTCGCTTCGGCTTTCACCGTCCACTCGCTTAAGTCGTTTAGCGTAGCGATGGAAAACAAACACTTCATCATCAATAGGATCGTATTTCATGTATTCGCATACACGAACGTAGTCCTTCTTGATCTTCTTCCATTTGGTTTTTCCTATATCTTCCATCACCTTCGCCCTTGTTGTCCTTCTGTTTATGCAGCTAGGAGTTCCAAGTTAATTAGAGCAGATTTTACAACGGCAATAACCCAATCTTGTCTACCGTTGGTACCACTGGTACAATTAATTGGTGGGGCGCCCCCCTCCATCATGCTACGAGCCAGTTGATCTTCGGTTTCTCTACTATCTGTTACTTTTTTGACCATGATTTCATGGCGGGAGGTCTTGTTATTCCCTCCTCCAAATCTTTCGAAATGGTACGGACTGTCGCATACAATGCTGTTTGCACTATTCAAACCGCTCAGTCTCTGCGGGTCTTGACTTATTTTCCGTTTCTCTGTATTATGTTTGCCATGGAAAGACAAAAACAACTCATTTATCTTGCTGGTTATATTGATGGAGATGGATGCTTTAGGGCAAACATCACCACCCAAAAACAAGGTGCTGTAGTTTATGAAAGATCTATTACGATCACTTCTGTTAAGCAAGAACCTATTCTTTTCTTTGAGAATCTTGTAGGAGGGTTTGTTTCTACCGATCACAAAGAAGGAAATAGAAGAAGAATCTACGTTTGGACAGTCAAGAACAAAGATGCTCTTGCTACTTCTAGAGAAATTCTTCCCTTTCTTGTTATGAAACAAGAATTGTGTAAGTTTTTCATAAAATACTGTGAAAACATATTTCCTAAGAAAACCCAAAAACTTGATATATCTATCCTTGAAACAAGAAATTCTCTCCTTAAGCAAATTAAGAATGAAATCCATTCTGTCGGAATTATTAGGAAAGATCTTATTGAAGACATCAAAAACAAAGGAAAGATTAAAAATCCTACAGAAGAGGATTTTATTTATCTTGCCGGAATGATTGATGCTGAGGGATGTTTTCGAGTTAGTAAACGATTTAGAAAATCTACTAACATTTGGATATATAACACTTGTTTGGAAATAGGAAATACTCGGATAGAAATCATTAAATGGCTTTATGAACGCTTTGGCGGAAGCATTTCGTATCTTCATTCCAAACGCATAAACAGAAAAAATTCTGCTATATGGTCTTGCCATTCTCAAATTCTTTATCCTATTCTTGTAAAAGTTGTTGATTATCTGATAAACAAAAGAGAAGTTTGCAATGAACTTATTAAATTTCAAAATACTATTCTCAAAAATGGTGGAGATAGGCATTCTACTTCTTTTAAAGAAAAATACGCTCTCGTTTGCCAAGAAAGAGAAGTTATTATTGAAAGAATTCATAAACTCAATCGCAAAGGTTTATAGTTCAAGTTCCCTCTGGTTGCCATGGGCTATGCAGCCTTTAGGTTTTCCAAGGTATTCAGGTTTGATTTAAAGTCCCCTAGTATGTCAAGGGACTGTCCAAGCACGCTTACAGCGCTGTTTAGGACAGGGTCTTCGTTAATGAGCATGACCTGCTCTTGCAAGATAATGTACGTGCCATCGTACTATTACTTTTACCCTCTTGCGGAGGCGGGGGAGTGCTTCGACATCCCCTCTTACAGTTTCCTGTAAGACTAGACTATCGCTTCATCCTCGCGGATGCTCTGAGACTTAGTCGTTGCGGCTGCTCCAACTGCATTCAACACCTTACATTTCTCGTAATAGTCTTGTCTGCGTTGTATTTCTTCAGGATAAGTACCATGTTTTTTTGCGACTGATAAAACCCATCCTTCGCACATTTCTTTAACCAAAATTGCTTGTTCGTTTTTCACTAGTAAATGAGGTAAAATCATATCTATTACCTTGACTACATCGTTTCTGTTCGTCACAACCCATCTATACATGGGGTTTTGGTTTGGTCTATCCTTCCGAACGCCTTCGTAAAATATATTTCCGCATTCAAATGTTTCTTGAAGAAATTTCATAGGTTTTTCCCTATTCATTCCAACACGGATTAAAGGTGCATGTAATGGATTTGTTCGATTTTGCATTGGTTTTGTTTTTGTCACACATATAGAACCTTCTCCATCTATGAGCCCTGCACAATATGCTATACGAATCGCTTGCCTCTGGTTGCCTTGCATATTTCCTCCTTTATATAAGACTAAATGCAGTCTAACATAAAATAGGATTTATGTTTAGGTTTTCCAAGTAATCACTCAAAGTTTTAGATTGGCTAGGCTACTTTCAACCAATCGATGCGGGCATCGATGTCCAGAGCAGTCAGTTGCTGCGCTGCTGGATCAACAATGCCATTGCCTAATGGTACTGGTGCTGTGAGTAGATTCTTATAACGTCGTCGTCTAAGAATGTCGCCAGCTTGTTGATCCATAGTTATGGGATACATATCTGTTACTTTAGTGACCTAGTTACATCTTGTTACATTGCTCAAAACTAGGCGACCGCCTCATTTCTGGGCGATTCCCTGACTTTATTTATTCTCAGGGATCGGACTATCATATCCACTTACCATTCGGTGGATGAATAGTGCGCGAGATCTTTTCTCTTCGCAATATTTACATTCCATTTTACAGCATGGACAAATGGCCTCTGGGGTTAGTCTCTCACGGCATGATTGACAATATTCTTCATTCTCATCATCTAATTCATTTCCACAATCATAATATCTACAATGATAAGTTATTTTTTCATTATCCATCATTTCCGCCTTGTCACCCTGTCGGGCTTCCAAGTCAATTACCAAAGGTTTTAAATGGGCTATCTCTTAACCCATTGTAGTATGAATCAAGTCTGGCATAGGACGAGCCAATAGCTTCATGCTCAATTGCTGTTGGACAGCAGGAGGCAGGATGCTGGTCGTAGTTGGGCCTGACATAATTTAATCTCCATGATTACATAGAGACGAAGATTATTTACGAGCTGCTGCTAAAGTTTCTTTCCAAAGAGCTGCTTTTTGCTCTTTTGTCATGCGAGAATTAGAGATTTGAGCCGCCATCGTTACAGCTTCGGATCTTACCCCTAAGCTCCCCGTTTTTGGCTTTCCTTCTTTTTCATCGACACGCCTTTGCTCTTGAGAGATAGGCTTATCTTTTGTAGCTAATGAAGCCTTATCGGCTTGATAGCGCGCATCTTTCTTGATGAGATTATAAACCTTTCTCAAAGGATTAGAAGCTTTCTCGACAGCCTCGCGGTTGTCTTCGTCACTTTTGATATATTTTTCAATATTCTCAGCCGTGACGACCTCTTTGAAATCAGGAAATTCTGTAGCAGTTTCAAGAATAAGAAGTTTTTGATCCTTTTCAGCTAGCTTTTGCTCATAATTAGATAATTTTTTATTTACCTGGTTAAAAGCTTTTGCAAGTTTTTTCCCATCAGGGAAATCTTCGTTTTCTAGCTGTCTAAAATCAAATTCTTCTTCAGGTAATTGTTGGTTTTGCTGATGCATGTGCTGCGCTTGCATCTGCATCTGTCTTTCCAAAAACTCCCTTTCTTTTTTTTCCTGCCACACCTGACGTTCTAGGTCTTCTTTGGCTTTGCGAAGCTCAGCAAAACTCTCTTGCGGAGATTTCTTCGCATCATGGGTTTCTACAGCCTGATCAGCCACTTCAGGTATTTGGGCTTGTTCTGTTTGTTCCATGTTTTCCTTTGAGATTGGCGAAATCTCTATTTGCGCCTATGATTGAAATCAGAAAATAAATTCTGATTATCTGTTTATATTAAAAATTTTTAAATTTATGTAAAGAGAAAAATATGAAAGAAGAATTAGACATATCGGTTTATGTGATGGCAGCAGAAAAAATGATCAATATGGTATTTACCATCGAGCAGACAATGCATTTTATGGAAGAATATAGGATACAGGCTGATGAAGAAGTGAAAAAAGTTCTAATACCAATTATTGAAGATATGATGAAATGGATAAATGATAACTAATTAGAGAATCTTATCTTTGACTAGATAATCTTCGATATTTTCCAGCTTATCGGAACAATATTTACGAAGCATTCTGACATAATCCACATCGAATTCATTGGGATTCTTTAAAATATAATTCACTACTTCTTTCTTCGGGATGCACCATTCAAAAGTGACGCGGCCACCGTCTTCAACCGACCAGAGATAGTGATCATTCCCTTGATAAGGCGATGGACGAGTGCGTCGACATTGAGGATAAATATGCAAAGAATTTTGCGCATAAGGTTCCTTTTGAATCCATATGTGGATATAGTATTTTCCTCTTACACCTTTTTCGCAATTCTTTTGAACAGCATCTTCGATGATTTCGTTAAAACGTGACATTAATGGACCAACGGTCTCGCCTACTTCTTGCCGATCGTTCTTTGCGCGAGCCTCTAACATAAACTCGCCATAGGTTTTAGTGCTGTTTTTTACCATCAACGAACCATCTTTGCCCCGCCAAGATATAGGCTTCTATTGCTATTGGACGAACTCTGTTGCGGTTTAGCAATATATCCTGATTGTGGTTTATGGAGTTTCGGAAGGCCGCGAATTTTGGGTGGGATCATTGTCATTAATTCTTCCCCTGCCTGTTATAGCTCTTTTCTAATGGAAGTGGAGGCTTTCCACCAGGAGCTCTAAATCGTGGAACTGTATTGCTTAGCTCTTTAGATTTAGGAACTATTGGCTTTTTAGCTTCTGGAATTATCTTAATACGTGACATAGGGATTTCCTTGTAAAGCAGCTTTACATGATCATTTATTCATCATTTTTTCACGTGTATAAGGCTTGTTAGCTAATGCTTTATCATCTTTCGCATCAATCTTCTTCCTTACTTGCTCGTAGCTATTGCTAGCACCAGCAGGAGGCTTGGGATCTATATTTTCTTTAATTGGAAGATAATGTGCACCGCTATTTCCCTTCTTAAGGCCATCCATAGAAGTGTTTTTATAACTATGTCCCATATAACCTCTTATTGATTGTTAACTTGTTCATCTATAGCTTCCATACCAGACTGTATATCATGTACTAGTCTAATTATTTTTTCAAAGTTGTCAACATCCATTGTCTCTAATTCCTTGGCAGCTTTAACAGTGTTTAAAGTAGCAGAAGATTTTTCATGTTCTGATTTATTGTGAGCTGTCATTATTTGGAATTGCTCTAAATGTCCTTTTTGCACTCTTTCCTCAGCAAGTGCTCGATCGCTAATGGCTTTAGATTGTAAAGACTCATTAACGATTCGTTGATTCTCCATTTGTAGTTGAGCCATCTGTTCTTGTTGTTGTTGTTGAGCTTGTTGCTGCTGTTGTATTGCTTCAATGAGTTTATCTTTATCTTGAATTGTGAGATCGCTAAGAAGCTGGTCTGGAGGGATGGGAAGTCCATCTTTCCATAAGGTGTATTTTTGAAGGAAAGAAAGCTGCTTTGTAGTGGCAGTAAGAGGCGCATTCGTGACCACAGCGTCATATTTTTGAAAACTTTTGTCTCTAAATTCATTAGTTGGTTGCTCTTCGATCATGCGTTTTATTTTACCAAGGGTATAGTTCTTCTGAATAAGCGCCCAGTGTAGGCGTCCTGCATTACGTTGAGACAGATCTAAATTATCAAATAGTTCCTGTAATGTAGTAAGTGCAGCCCCTTGACGGAGTTGCTCAGTAATACCAACATCGCTATCTTCCGCTTGTCCCAATAGCTCTGGTGTGACGCCTGCATTTGATTGAATATCCTCTTTTAAGAACTGTGTCGCTTGATAGTTAGCAGGGTTTATATTCGCCCCTGGCTTGTCCATTATCGCCTGTATTCGTCCTTTCTTAAAGAATCTAACCTTACCAGGACCCACTTTGAATGCATCTTGATCGTCAATCAAAGAATCTTCTTCTACATCAACACCAGAAAACTGTGCGGCCAATAAATCCAATTCCAGTTGTTTGCGATAGTTGTAAAGATATTGCGGATCTCGAATATTACGGATAATACCTTGATACCTAAAAGCATAATTATTATTAGAAAGATCATGATAGCCCACAAAAGGAGTAAAGGGATAAAGGTCAATGCCCAAAGGATTCGGTCCATCATAGAAGCAAGTACCATTAACGATGATTGCAAGGTGCACAGTGGGAACTTTTTCACGAACTACCACCACGTCAGGAAATTTAGATCTTAGATATCCCATTTCTTCTTTATCAAAATCAACTTCTGTAGATTCATAGGTTTCTGGATCTACGATGAATGTTCCCATGCGTTCACATAGATACCAATATTCATCATAAGCAAGAAAACCTTTGCGACGTATATTATATTGTTGTGGCATGAAGGTGAATTTTGTATCAAAATATGCCTGATCATTAAGCATGTCGATATCATTTTCACGTCCTGGGATCATCTGCTTTACTTGTTCTTTCCAAAGGTATTTTCTCGTTCTAATGAATTGGCAATCAGATAAATCCATTTCACGCCAAAAAGCATCCATCATGACCATGTCAGCATTGAAGCATTCAGTCTTGATATCTCCGCAAATGGGATCTCTTCTATAGTCTATCCAAGAATGCATCAATGCAAGTCCTGTGATGCCTGCTGATTCTTTAAAACAATTGCTAATTATATTATACGTGTCGTCAAAGTAATAAGCGCTTTGTAGCGCCTTCGTTGCTTGAGAAGCGGTTTGATTGGATGATCCATGCACTGGTAACATTTGAGTGGCTTTACGATGCTGTCTTTGTCTGCCACACACCATATTTACGACGGGCATCGATACGTTGAAGATGTATTTTTGATGGTCATAACTTAGACCAGAATAAAGATTTAGATAACGTTGGTCTCCTAGATATACCTTACGATCTATCAGTTGTTCTGTAAATAGGAGCTGCCAGGGAGAAAGATTAGCTTGATAGCGTTCGTCTGCCTCTGCGACTATATCTCGACGCCCATCCTGGTAGTAATTTCTATATATGTTCGGGACAACTTGGTTTCTTTCTAACATTCCGCTAGTCATTTAAAGCCTTAGTAAATTATTTACTATATTCATAATGCACTTATCTCCCAATAAATGGATTAGAATTTATCACTTGATGTCGCAAAGGAATCGATTTAGGCCCAAACCCTGCATTATTTTTCAATTGTTGAAGTTTCTCAGGTGTCATGGATCCAGGACCACGACCGAATTGAACGCGTGCATTTGCCATGTAACGTAGGGAATCTGCCGCATCAGATGTCCAATCGTGAAAAGGATTTTCCGAATATGCCTGGGTCTTTTCATTGTATTTCTTGTGGTAGTTTTCAAGGCATTTGATGAGGTGGGAGCATTTAGTTTGGTCTATGTACGCAATGCTGAGTATATTTCTGGCAGCCTCAATTCCAATGGACACATCCTTCTCCCTTTCCAGTACGACAGACCTAATTCCTTGTTCCAAAGCAATATCTTGTAACGTTCTTCCGGTTTGAATTGAGCCCGAACCTGCATCATGGGGCATATAATGGGTACCATACACGTATGGCTTAGATTGTATGATTTTTACATAATGAGCTATTCCTTCTCCTTGGGCTTCGTAGAAGTCAATGATTCTAACTTCTCCTCCAATCTCTTGCCAAAATATGATACTGGTACTATCTCCATAGCCAATATCCCACGCTGTATGCACTGCGGATCGTGTCTCATAGGGAACGTTACATATACGTTTTTCATCTCGTGCTTTCTCAATAAGTCGTCCATAATATGAGCCTTCTACTCCCCTATTAAAACTACAGTAATATTCTTGTTGTATAAGCTCTTCTGATACACCCTCAGAACGTATTTTTTCTATATCTTCATCATTTAGCACTTCTGTGTCTTTAACACTAAGTACTTCACAGAACCAATCTTTATTGCCTTTGGCCATATTTAATAGGTCATAAAAATGATTTTTACCTCTAGGCGTAGATATGAAGACAGCATATCCTTTATTTACATCGAGAATTGGACGAAGATACTCCCAAGCTGCTGGAGACTGAATGGCGTACTCTGAAAAGATAATGATTTTAGGGTTTGTTCCCACAAGAGAGTCGATGTTATCAGAGCCAATAAGTTGATATAGAGATCCATTGATTAAGCGGATTTTCATCTCCTGGGCATTCTTTGATTCTACAACTTCATGTGGAATATAATCTAAAATTCGAATCCCATCATTTGTACTAGAATCCCAAATAACTTTTTTAGCTTGGCTGTAGGTGGGTAGGATATGAAAAGCTGTCCAACCTGTATTTAAAAGCAATTGTAAGATACACCAATTAAATGCTGTGATATCTTTACCACCCCTTCTATGTACAACCCAAACGGCCCTTTTTGTTCCGCTATTCAGTGCATGGATCAGCGGTATCTGATAAGATCGGGGATGAAACTTTAATTCCACTTCCAAGTTGTCCATTTACATGTATCGTTATGTTGGATTTATTTTGAATTTCTGGTAATGGCTCTCTCTGTCCTAGCCTGATTTTTCCTAGCCACATAAGCATGTTTACATTTCCTGAGAGGGCTTTTATATATTGCATATATTTTAGATTTGCATCTCCGCCTTTGTAGAATTCGCCGGCATAATCGCCAAAACTAGA